GCATCAAATCATAATCAACATCAACTATTTGCACCATTGGGAAAGTGTCCCAAAACAATAAATCTGGTGTCTGAGCACTATAATTGAAGAAAATAATGTCACCAACAGTGAAAGCACCTGTATATGACTCTAACCCATACTGAAGTTGAGACCTATACCATGATTTACTTTGGTTGGCACCACCTGCTAATTCTTTTACGTCTGTGAAAATGCTCATTTGATGTTTAAGTGATGTTCGGTCAATATTAAGAAGGTCATGCGTCTATCTGCACAATACGACCGTGCTGCTTTCCATTTTGCAGCATTCACACTCCATGTTTTAACTTCGCTCAGAAAAGTCCTCGATTTTTGTTTCCTGCGTTTCGGTGGTGTAGTCTGAGCATAAGGTTTGATCTCAATGATGCTTTTTGCGAGTCTTCCGTCTCTCGTGATGGCTTTAACATAAAAATCGGGATAATAGCGATGAATACGATTATCCACGGGAGACCTATATGGAATAATAATTTCTTCACTGCCCCACTCCAAAACGTTTGAATTCTTATCACACCATATCATAAACTTTTTTTCCCACAAACTCCTATAAATAATATTCGTAGGATCACCTTTATACTTATGTCGATTTGATGGTTTGTAGCGTCCCTTATAACTCATGCCGTTAGTATTTCCAAGAAGTAAACCATTAGGTGTCAATAGTAGGATGAGTCAGGAAGCTATCCGAGAGGAAAATGGCTTTCCGACCAAAGTAGTTGATTATCTAAAGTTTGACATATATGATCATAAGTCAGATCGTACTACCGATTTTGGACCTATTTATCTGTATTTACCTCAAGCTCTGGGTGAGGGTTACTCTGTTGCGTACAATACTGTGCAACTAGGTGGTATTGGTAGAGCAGCACTTGATGCTGGTAGTGACGCATTCAAGACAGGTGCTATAGGTGATAGTTTCTCAGAAACCGTTAAGCAAGCAGCAGAAACAGGTAAAAGTGCAATGGCATTCTCTGCTGGTGCTAAAATCATCAACTCTGCTATCGGATTCAGTGGTGTAGGAGATGGTAGTTTAACAACTAACGATGTATCCGCATTAGTAGATAAAAGAATTTTCAACCCATATGAAGAAGCAATCTTCAAGGGTCAAGATAAGTTTAGAGACCATAAATTCCAATTTAGACTTGTACCAAGGAATAGTCAGGATGTCCAGTCCATATATGATATCGTTTCAAACCTAAGACAGTGTATGTTACCTGGTAGAAGCGGTAATAACAGATGGTTGACCATACCTGAGTATTTTAGAATATCAATCATTAGATACACAGATTCAGGGGAACAAGAGACTATCAGCAACCCTAGAACTGGTGGAAAGATGGGAATACTTAATAAACTGATGCAATTCCCAACTAAATTGGTATTAACCAATATGAATCTCAACTTCGCACCTGAAGGGGGATATAGTTCACTGCAATCATGGAATCCTGGAGCGAGGACTGACGACTTTGGTCCTTCTGCATATAACATGGATCTCAGTTTCCAAGAGACTGCATTCGTTACCAAGGAGTCCTTCAAATAATGGCATATTTCAAGAATTTACCAGATGTATATGTAAGGTCTTCCTCTTATAGGACAAATAATATTGACCCTCATGTTTTAGCGAAAAACCTCTTCAGACGAATAAAAATCAGAGAAGAGCTAGATGACGTTATTTTGGGATTTTCGCAATATACCGTCCAAAACAACGAAAGACCAGATCAGGTTGCTTTCAAACATTACGGTAATGGGTCATATGACTGGATAGTGCTACTTTGCAATAATTGCATTAATTTGTATTCTGAGTGGCCTATGACAGAAGATGAACTATATAAAATGTGTGTGCAGAAATATGGAGAATCAAGAGTTGAAGATACCCATCATTGGAAGTCTCAGGAAATTAGGGATCAAAAGGGTAGAATCGTCGTTAAAGCGGGATTGGAGGTACCTGAGAATTGGACGTACAGACGTTACGACGGCACAATGGTCGAAAAGGAAGACCTTGTTGTCCCAGTTACGAACTATGAGTACGAATCCGAGCTCAACGACTATAAACGGAATATATACCTTCTAAGGGAAGATTACCTTCCTGACTTCATAGAGGAATTCCAGATGCTAGTCTCATATCTGCCAAATGGGGAAACTGACCCAGATACGCAAGCTAAGAGATCTACGTCAGTTGTCGAAGAAACCTTCACAAGCGTAAAACCAACATATTCGACAAATATCGGATTAACGTCAAATATCGAATTTGCCTCTCAGCAAGAATTCTCATCTAAGGAATTTACAACCGAAGAAATGACTATTGGAGAAGGACAGTCATTAGCGGATGGTAGCACTACAGTAACTACCCAAACCACGACTGATAGCAATACTCAGACAACTAACCAATATGGGTCTTCAGGGGGATATTAAGATTTATTAACGGTGTCGCTTCATGACACTTCCTGACACAATAGGGGGGTTGCATTAAACTTGCATATACTGCTATACTAAGCAAGTTGTTAAACATTCACTCCTATGTCACGCATACATTATGAGGTAAACTTTGATCCTCAAGAGTTTGAGCCATTTGGCGAAAGAAAGGGTAGAGCACCTATTTTGCCTTGGAAAACCTGTAATGAGTTTTTCGTACCAAAAAGCCTTGAAGAGATGACCGCAAAGAAAGGCCGCCCTAGTGCTCCACATGGTTGGAACACACGTGCAGTAAAGTCCCTAACGGATCCTAACCGTTGTGGATACCATTGCTTTAAGACTAAGTAGAAATACTTACTCGACCCTGACAGACAAAAAAATACCCCGCTTTTTTAGCGGGGTTTTTCTTGATCAAAAATCGAAATAATATACGGGATTTAGCATGGATGTTCTTCGACCTTAGTCCAGTGGCTCCAGTGTCCCCACTCATGGTGGTGAGGATGCACCCACTTCTTATAGCGGGTGATTTTACTGCAATACCCTACGAAATCAGGGTCGAAGTGGACATGATGCTTGCGTCCTACAGGGTGCCAGTCCCTCGTGTGTCCATCGAAACCAGCATGCTTGTGCAATACTGGTCCATAATAGGGTCGATGGACCTCGTAATGAGGTCTTCTACGAGGTCTGTGACTGTGATGGTGATGGTGGTGCTCTTCGGTAAATGGTTCCCAAAACTCTGCCCATGTGAGTGCTGATGCAGGTTGAGCACCAAGCAAACCCAGAGCGAGTAATGGAGCGAAGAATTTAGTCATCAGATGCTAGTGCTGCGAAGTAACTAAGGTCAGGTGAGTCCCCTCCCTCGTTGATTTCTTCTACTTTAGCACCAAACCCACTCTTTTGTGGGGGTGAAGGGTCCGCTTTAACAACTGGACTATCCAGTGGCAGCAATTCTTCGTCCTCTTCATTTGACCTTACTTTAGCACGTGCAGTCTTACCTAAGACTAGGTTAAGACGTGCCTCAAGCTCTTCATAAGACTTGAAATTCTTAAGGTCAGTAAACTCTGTAAGAGAATACTCCTTCTTCCATAGTGCCTCTAGGGCTTCATCATCCAATCCACCTGCTACTGATGGGACATCGAACTCTGACTTATCATAGTTCCAGTATCCACCAATGGTCTGAATCTTAATCTTAAAGTTTGCACCCTTCCATAGGTCAAATGGATTGATGGGTGTCTCATCCTCAAACTGTGGTTGCATTGCTGATGCAATCTTATCATGGATCTTCTTGCCATACTTGTACAAGAATACCTTACCCTCATTCTCTGGATGTAGCTGGTCCTTTACAACAAGAATATTGCTGTAGTATGAGAGTTTACGCTTCTGCTTACGTGCTACGTCCTTGTCAGAATCAAGACCACTATTCCATAGCGTCCTGTTTAACTCACCAACAGGATCCTTCTGGTTGAGGGTAGTGAGAGAATTCTCAATGTACCATCCACCTGGTCCTTGAAATGCATGACTCCATACCTGAGCCCAAGGAAGGTCTTCACCCTCTGGTTCTGGTAGGAAACGAATAACAGCGTAACCGTTGCCTGATTTATCTACCTCTGGTTTCCAGAGCCTTTCGTCTGGACCACGCCCCTGAGGCTTGGACATGTTTTCAATCTGTTGTGTAAGCTTAGAAAACTTACCAGACTTACTCTTTAAAGATGCAAATGACATTCGTATTTGTCTCCGATGTTGTATTGTAGTATGTGCTACTGGATTATAGTAGCATACTATTTAGGCTCCGTCAAGTCGTTAGGATGCTTCTCCTTAATCTCACGTCTCCAATGCTGGAGCTTGCCTTCCATGTGGTTAAGGATAGTATTCAAATCCATGCCCTGACTATACTGCATGGACATGGTTTCAATGTTGTCTTTAATTGCTTTTGCTGATTCATCGTCATTCAAATCAGTTGCTGCTAGTTGCAGACGTGCGTAGAATACCTTCTGCTTTGCAATCAACTCAAGAGTCTTCTCGATGTGGTCCAATCTTTCCTGTGGTGAGAAAGACTTAAGTCCAGATGACATTTGCAACAGGGAAGTATAACATGCTTGTATATCCTCAAGCTCTTTTGCAACTATCTCTGATTTGAAAAAGTCGTCCTTCATAGGTTTAAAACCCCTCTACTTGTACGTTTCATGTAGTTTAATTGTTGTGCATCCCATTTGATTTTATCTTTAAGTGGTTTAGATATAAGTTTACTCACTGTCTCCACTTCAATCTCAAATTCTTCACAAACAGATGCTACTGATTCTATGTAGTTAATAAGACCATTACTGTCTTTAACTCTCTGCTCCACCAAGGAAGTGAATTTTCCTTGAGTCATAAACTTTTCCTCTATCTCTTTCATTGTATAACGTCCACCTTTAGATGAGAGACACCAGATGCATTAATATTACCTGTTGGAAACCAGTTCGCTGCAATAGTAATACGATCTTCTGGTGATGTGTTAGCCCATGCTCGATGCCTTATCATAGGCGGGAAGACTATAAACTTACCAGGTTCAGTATCTTCCATCCAGTTTAACATATATTTGTCTTCTGTGTAGTCCCCTAATGGATAGAGGTTAGTGTAATGGAAGTAAGGATTAGGATAGAACCACTGTGTCTTATCTTCTGGTACACCTGATGCATAGTAGTTGCTACTAAACATAGTATTGTAGTGTGTATGGTCGTAGAAGAATTGATGCTGCTTGTTTCTATGAGACCATGCAGCATTACATACCAATTTGTTTGGAATGTTCAAGTCTTTAGCAACTTCGGCCATGCACTCCTGCATCCACGCGAATAAATCAGCGAAGTCTGGGTAATTGTAGAGGTCACTTCCTCCTTCACCACTATCATCAACACCGACCCAGATTTCATTGGTGCTGTTGTCACGGTACTCTAGTTTCTGTAGTGACTCTAGGATACCTGGTACCTTATCTTCATCGTAATAAAAACGATAGAAAGGTACACCTAAAACATCTTCACGCTGCATTGAGACTTTCATGATATTCAGTAATCCAATCGATTAAGGTGTCAATATACTCTACTTTATCATATCTTTGCTCAACTTGCACACTTCCATCTTCAGCAACAGATAGTGTCACAAGTTTGTCCACCTCAACACCAGTCAATTCATAATACATGTAAGCATATGCTGCTTCCTGCACAAAGAATTTCTCTAGGTGCTCTACCTTCTTGAGTTGCTTGGTTGTCTTGAAATCTATGATGCTAAGCTCAGAATCAAACTCAGCAATGCAATCAACACGACCAGCAATCCCCAGACGACGAGAAAAAAGAGGGGCCTCAATGCAATGAATATTAGAAATACGATCAAGAGTCTCACGAGCAGCCCTAAAAAGGTACGTGGGAAGACCCTCGCTTTTTTCAACTTCCTCCAATTCATTCTTTAAATAGTGCTCTACTAGATTGTGGTACTGAGTGCCACGCCAGGCAGACGAGCGTCTAATCTGCTCTGCTTTAGCAAAACCTACACGGTCCTGCCACTCTAGTATACCAGCTTTTGATTGGTGTCCTACGACTGTTGTGACAGATGGCATCCACTTGTCATCAATCTTATAGAAGCGACCTTCATCAAGTGTCCTACTGCTTACCTCCGTTAGAGGCTTAGCAGGACCAACATAATTAAACATCAGGCAATTCCAAGGTTGATTTTACTAATAAGATATTCCTTTATGAAACCAGACCTAACGATGTCTGGTATCTCAAACTCAACCATCTCAAACGATGGCATCTGTCTGCATATCTTCATGAAGTCTAGCACACCAGACCTCTCATTGGTTTTAACTAGGTCAGACTGTGTGTAATCTCCACAGAATATAATCCTAGAGTTTTGACCAACACGAGTGGTGATACTATCTAACTCATGGAAGTTTAGATTACTAAACTCATCTACTATTATAATAGCATTGTCAAGGGTGACACCACGTAAGAATGATGTAGACCAGAAAGATATAGAATCCTGGCCACGTAGGTTGTCATACAGCCCGTTAAATGTGACCTCATCTGGCATACTAAACATGTATTTCACCATGTTACGGTATGGTATCTGATAGAGGTCACTCTTATCTTCATGGTCTCCAGGTAGGAAACCAATCTCTCTTGTAGGCACAAGACTACGCACCATATAAATCTTATCGTATGGTGTAGCTTGGTCTAGCACCTGCTTGAGTGATAAGTAGAGACTGATAAATGTCTTACCTGTCCCTGCACAACCATGCAATATTAAATTCTTACCTTCATCAAACGCATCAAAGACCTTTGTTTGGTTATCTGTCAACGGTTCAATCACCTTAAGGTGATCAAGGTTGATAGGCTTGCGTTTCATCTGTCTTTTAGATAGGGTACTCCCATTAGGAGTCCCATTACCGTTACCATTCTTCTTTCTTGCTGGCATAATTAAGTAAACCTAGAAAGGTTAGCACCTGGATGTTTCTCTTGTACTTTACTCATTACTTCTTTGAAGCCGTCCGATTGTTTAGGGTTTCCATATGTCACTCCACCAGTCCCTTGAGACCAGTCCTTGTCCCAGTCAGGATTCGCATCCTTCCAGTCACAATACTCTTGCATGGTCATAGAGAGTTCTTTAGTCTCTCCTGTGGATTTATTTATAACAGGGTATGTTGGCATTAGTCTATCCTTAAGCATGGTTGTGTGTCACCCCAGTCGTTATCATAACGACAGTCACAGTCTTCAACATCAGGACACCATCCCAATGCTTTAGATGTGATGGGGAAGTTACAGATGAAGTGGTCACGACATAGGTTTGCTATGTCCATGTGCTCCTTCT